GACGTCCGTTACCGTCACGACCGGTGACAGGGTGGTGACGGTCAGTGCGCCCCGCTGGGTGCAGCAGGTGAACCGCGAGCGCGGGTTCGGCGAGGTCGAGGCCCTGAACCAGACGGTGGCTCTGTTGATGCGTTCTCTACCTCGTCGGACCGGCCGCTTGAGGCGGTCCACTCGTCGTCTCATCTACTCGCGAGACGAGCGCAGCTTCCGCGTGTGGTCGACGGCCCCGTACAGCAAGTACGTCTTCACGGCCCCTCCAGCGTGGCGTCGTGCTGCTGAGGTTTTGCGGCGTCGTCTCTACGGGTACACGCGGGTTGTGCGTCTGGATGCCACGGTGACTGTGAGGCAGGGGAATCGCATCATTCGCCAGTTCCGTCGTCGTCCGCCGTTCCGGTTCCGCATGGCCGATTTGTCGCCTGACGTGCGGCTTCACGCGCAGCGGAACCTGGACAACGAACTGCGGGGTACGGTGCAGGCGACCTCGAGTCTCAGGAGCCGGGTACGGGGTGCCCTGACCGCGTATGCGCTGGCGCTGCCGGCGAACGCTCGTTGACATAGACTGCCGGCGGCCACGGCGGTCCTCCCGTCCTCCTGATGGTTGGTGACTTCGCACTCACGCGTGGACTGCCGTGGCCCCTTGTTTCTTGTGCTGGCCCCTTGTAGACTGTGGCCATGATCCTCACGGCATGTGGGTCGGCGACCAGGGAGTCCGGCGGGGAGTCATGCCCCCGCCGCCCTGGCTCGCGTTGCGTCGTGAGCAAACCACATGCCGCGAGTGAGTCCGCATAGAGACTCTCGCGGCCTCTCCAGGAGGTCAGATGATCCAGTTTCTTCTCGTTGCCTGCTCGGGGCCGCGGTAGATGCCGCTGCGCCCGAAGCGTGAACTTATCGACGAAGCCTTCGAGTCGATACCGGCTCACGGACGGCACGACGCCATCCGCGCCGCCATCATGTCTCTCGCCGCCAGAGGCGTCAGCCCTGACGAGATGCGCGAAGCCGCTCACGCTGCCGCTCGGGGCGTGATGAGCGCAACCAGGTACGACCCGTCCGAGATCGAACGGCTGCTCACCGGCGAGAAAGTGCTCGCCGCCTATGACGCCTCGCCCGACGACTTCAAGCGGATCTCGGCAACACCCGCCGGAAACCCGGCGAACATCAAGATGATCCCGCTGAAGGGCAAGAAGCCGCGATTCGGGTTCACCGAATGGCAGAAGCCCGGCAAGACGCTCAAGTCGGCTGCCGACCTGCGCCCGGGAGAGATCCTGGGCGTCGTGCCCGGTTCGATCGGTTGCGCCGTGGTCGACGTCGATTCAGTCGACGGACAGAAGGTCAAGATCAAGCGCCGCGACCTGCAACCGCTGTTCGACGCTCTCGGCCAACCGGCTCTGTGCGTGAAGTCCTTGAGCGGTTTGGGCTGGCATCTCTGGTACCCGTGCGCCGTCGGTCCGAAGCAGACGACGTGGGCGCTTGGACGTCTCGGCGGTGAAACCCGGCACGACGACGGGTATGTCGCCGTTCCTGACGGCAAGTACCGCGACGCGCTGCGCGATGCGATGGAGAACGGACTGTTCCGGAGCGCGAAGCCTGTCAACGACTGGTCGGCGATCGGTGCTGCGCGCGCCACCAGGAAGAAGCCGGCGGCGACCGGGGGCAGGAAGAAGATCGAGCGGGAAGACTTCGAGGCGGCGCTTCCCGGTATCGGCCTCAACTTCGCCCGAAACGAACTGAGCAAGCGCATCTACGTCGAGCGTCGCGGAAAGAGGTCCATCCTTCAGGGATGTGACGAGGCGGGACTGAAGAGCGCGATCGAAACCGCCGTGAGCGGCCACATCCCCGCCGACAGGTACCGGCAATGGGTGCAGACTGTCGCCGAGGCAAGGGAGTTCAACCCGCTTGGCGAGTGGCTCGATTCGCTGCCGAAGGTCGATCCCGACGACGACGGGCCGGCTCTCGACACCTGGCACGAAGACCTCTGGGGAATCGCCGAGGACCCGCTTGTGCGGTTCGCGGCTGCGGCCGTCTTCGTTGTTCCGGTCATCCTGCATCTCCACCCCGGAGCGCGGATCAGGCTGGTCCCGTTGCTGGTCGGGCCGGAGGGCTGCGGGAAGTCCACGTTCGCCGAGCACGTTCTGCCCCCGGAACTCTGGCCTGACTGTCGACACTCGTCCGTCAAGCTCGATTGGGACGACGATGCGATGGCCCGCGCCTTGCGGGGGAAGTCCATTGCCGTCTTCGAGGAAATGCGCGGTCTGAGACGGGCATCGTGGGCCGCTCTCAAGGACCTCACCACCGCGACCGAGCTTCGCCTGATCCCGAAGTACATCGAGAACGAGGATGTCTACCTGCGGTCCTGGGCGTTCATCGGGTGCTCGAATCCAGGAATCCAGTTGCCGGGCGATCCCGTTGCCGCGAGACGGTTCGTGCCGATCGACATCGTTGCGAAGCGGGCAGCCGAAGACCCGGTGACATGGCTGGCCTCTCACCGGAAGAGACTCTGGCGACTTGCCCTGGACCACGTTCGAAGCGCGGGGCTCGACCGGCTCGACGTGCCGGATGAACTCTCTCGCGCTCGCACCGAGGCGGTGCTGCAGTACGCCGATCCGTCCGACCTGGAGACCCTGGCGCAAGAACTCGAAGTCGAGTACGAAGGCTCTGTCTGGGTCCCGGCAAAGACCATCTCCGAGAAGCTGCCCGAGGGGTTTTCCATGCACAACATGGGACCCGTGCTGAGGCGGCGAGGCTGGGTGAGCAAGCAGAAAAAGCATCGCGGAGCGGTGACTCGCGGTTGGAATCTGCCCGTTCCCCTGGGGGTACCGGTACCACTTGGTACCACTTATCCCCCTACTCCCGCGCGCGCGTTGGAAAAAGTAGAAAGTAAGGGGGGGGAAAAAGGGGGAGTAGGGGATCAAGTGGTACCAAGTGGTACCGGTACCCCCTCAGACTGTCCAGCGTGCAGACGCCTGCTCGAGCGGAACCCGAACAGCAAGGGGTGCCACGAGCACTATCAGCGGTCTCGCCCTTGAACCGGCAGCCCCACCCTGGTACGCTAAGGGCGCTCGACGGGGGGGCCCCAAGAAAGCCCCCCCGGAGCTAGTCACGACAACCTGAAAAGGAGGCTGCGATGAGTGAAGAGAGAGTACCAGAATCGGAGAAGTGGTTGCCCATCACCGTCCAGGACCTCAAGGTCCTTCTCGGGCTCAGGGATCTGGTTCGGCCGGACCAGGTGAGTTTGGGCGGCAACAGCGACATCAAAGGAGACCAGGCGATCGACGAACTCCTTCACGGCGACGGCCGCCAGTTGATCATCAGGCTCGACGTCTTCACCATCACCGTCCTGCGGTTCCCCGATCGGCTCTCCCATTGACCTTCGACGTGCAGCGGGTCCTTGACCGCCAGAAGCGCAAGGAGGCTCGGAAGCGTCAGCGCGAGAACGTCTCCGACCTCCAGAAGCGGGCCGAAACCCTGTCGAGCCTCCCGCTGCCGGCCTTCCTCCGATCACTGCCGGACACCTGCACACTGGAGCAGGCCCGGTACTTCGCCCACAAGTTCTACCCGACCGTAACGTCGGAAGGCATAACCGCCGCCATCGACCGCGTTGGCCGATGGAAACCACCTCCAGATCAGGCGGCTCTGGAACTGTCCAAGCCCACTGGCATCAGCCAACGGGGAAAGGAGTAGCAGACACATGGGATTCGACACTCAGCCGTACCAGGAGCGCCGCAAAGGCTTCATCAAGATCGAGGATCTCGCCGATGGCCCTCTCCACGACGTCATCGAAGACACCGACGAGTCCAAGTACGGGCCGTTCGCCTCTCTGAAGAGCGGACGGGCCATCTCGCTGAACGACGCCTCGGTCTTCCAGTTGATCGACGACTTCGGCAAGGACCCCGACGACTGGCGCGGCCGCAAGGTGACGATCAGCCTGCGTGAGTTCGACAACGGCAGGACCGGCAAGATCGTCAGCGCACGGATCAAGACCAAGAAGAAGAAGAAGAAGAAGAGGAAGAAGGACCGAGTACCCGACGACAGCGGCTTCGATCCGTCCGAGACTGACGACGACATCCCGTTCTAGTACCCCGGGACCGGGGAGGGAACAGTGCCGGACCTGCTGGCCACTGTTCCCTCCCCTTCCGGTGGAGGAACGCCATGCAGTGGGAAGAAACACCCGATCACGTTCTCGAGGACCGACCGCCGGAGGAATGCCCCATCTGCGGGTACGCGCCGTGCAAGGAGGAGAAGCAATGCACCATGTCCGAGTTACCAGCGAAGAACTGGAAGCCATCCTCGACGCCGTGGAACCGGAACTCGCTGAGAAACTCATGCCTGCCGCCTGGAAGCGGGAACTGAGAGACCATGAGATCGTTGTCCAGGCCAGGTGCTCGAAGCTACCCAAGCGAGCGATCGGGGCCATGTTCGGGGTGTCGGAACAGACCGTCTACCGGGTACTGAGGAAGCACAGGAAACAGGAGGCCACAGATGAATGACGCGCGGTCGTAGGTGCCCTACGCGGACACCTTCGCGGATCGCGCCCCTTCGACTGATCGCTGCGGACACTGCTCGAAGCGGGCTCTGCCTGGTGAATCCCGCTGCGCCCACTGCCAGAAGCTCCACCGCGAAAGCGCCAGACGCCTCGTGGCCGAGAAGAGAGAGCACGGCATCTGTGTCCAGTGCTCCGAGTCCGCCGAAACAGACTCCACCCGCTGTGCCCGCTGCGCCGACGCACACCGGATACGGATGCGGAAGTGGCGAGCGCGGCGTAGACAACTGCGGTCGACTAAAACTTGACCGGCCAACTTGGCCGCTCTCGGTACACTCCATCGTGTGAGCGGTGTTGACGACCAGGTTCTTTCCAAGGAACAGCGGATGGCTGCCCGCTACCTCGCAGCGGGCGCAACCCAGGAAAACGCGGCGAACGAAGTCGGGGTCAGCATCGCCACTATCGGGCGCTGGGTGAAGAAGCCAGTGTTCCGCGCAGTCCAGGAAAGCTACGAAGTCGAGGCCATGTTCCGCTTCCAGCGGAGACTGATTCACGCGCAACAGTCGTCGGTCTCGCGCATCATCTCGCTTCTGTCCGACAGGGAAACGTCGCCGGCAATCATCGTGGCGATCGCCAAGATGACGCTGGGGCCGGCCTTCGCTCGCCTGGCGGACGCTTCCAGCACTCGCGGACCTTCGATGTCCGACGCCATCGACGAGGTACGCAAAGCCCTTGATGCTGCACCCGAGGAACTGACGGAAGAGGATGACCGCGAAGAGGCCGCTGCGTCGTGACCATCGGCGACGGACAAGCCATCGGCCTGGGCGAGAAACAGCAACGGTTCTATCGGTTCGCTCACTCGGAGGACTTCTCGGCACTGGCTGTCGGCGGCAAGCGATCGGCCAAGAGCCATGTCGCCTGCCTCACCTTCGCGGACCTGTGCGCTGCCGAGCCAGACCCGCGACTGCACATCATCACGGGAGCCAGCCGAATCGTTCTCGTCGAGGAGTTGCTGCCCCACATCATGGGCCGGCTGAGGCAACTGGGCGGACGACCACACTTCAACAAGGGCGACTCGATGCTCCGGTGCCACCCGCATCGGTTCTTCGTGATGCCGTGGACCAACCTCATCTCGCACAAGCGGTTCGAGGGCTTCACTGTCCACCATGCCTTCATCGACGAGGCCGACAAGGTGCCTCTGTCCTTCTACCGAGCCGTTCTCGGCAGGTTGTCCTACGAAGACTCGAAGATCGTGCTCACGGCCAATCCCGCCGGCCCAAGACACTGGCTGCGCGAAGAGATCCTTGAAGGCCGTCTCGACCTGGTGCTCAAGTTCCTGCTGGACGACAACCCAAGTTTCAGCGAGGCGACGAAGGCCCGGTATCGACGGATGTACCCGAAAGGCACCGTCGAGTACGACCGCTTCATCCTGGGCCGGTGGTCAGCGACGGAAGGTCTGGTGTTCCCGGAATGGCCCGAGAAGTTGCGCCGCCCGATGCGAGTCGTTCGCTGCTTCGGCGGCCTGGACTACGGTGAGTCGTCAGACACTTGCCTGGTGCGCGTGTCGCACCTGTCGGACGGCTCCTACCACGTCGAGCAGTCGTTCGTGATTCCGGGCTCGAAGAAGGTGAGCGTCCCCGCGTCGATCCAGGCCAAGCGCATCGTCGAATGGGTGCGGCTACACCCCATCGACGTCCTGTTCGTCGACCCGAGCGCTGCAATCCGAGCGGAACTCCGCAACCTGGACCCTCCCTTCGTCCTGCGGAACGCGAACAACGATCGTCCTCTGGGCCGAGCCTTTCTCCAACGGCTGTTCGGCACCGGCGATCTCGTCATTGACGCTTCCGACGAGACCGAGTACCTCAAGTCGCAACTCGGCGAGCACATCTGGAGCCCGACCAAGCAGGACGAACCGCTGAAGGAGAACGACCACGGCATCGACGCGTTGCGGTACGCGATGTACAGCTACGGAAACCGTGCCTTCCGTATCCGCTAGAACCGTGTGCTAGCCTCGTCCCGTGGACGGGAAAGAGTTCGTCACCCTGGCTGCGCCGGTCAAGTTGTCCGGTAACGAACTGCTGATCGAGGCTCTGGTTGCCGACCGTGTGTTGCCGCCTGACATGCACGGCAACCGTCTTCGGTTCCCGCGAGCAGTGCTCGAGCGCACCGCTGCCAAGTGGAAGGGCGCGCCAGTAGCTCTCGGCCATCCGTCGCCCATGGTGTCGGCTGCCGATCGCTTCGGCCTGACGAGCACTCCGGTCGTCGGCAGCATCGAAAGCGCACAGCTGGTCAACGGCGTCCTGACGATGAAGGGCAACGCCGACCGTGACCGCATCGTGGCTGCCGGCCATGACCCGGACGATTTGCCGGAAGTCTCCATCGGGGCGATCACGAAGTCCACGCCAGCCGGCGAACATCGGGACGTGGACGACATCGTTCACGCCGATCACGTTGCTCTCGTCGAGTCCGGCAAAGCCGCTTGCAGTCCAGAGATGGGCTGTCGTGTAGTATCCATGTGCAGCGAGATAGGCTGCGACTGCAACTCCAACGAGGAGGAAACACAGATGGACGAGAAGACGACCGAGGCAGTCAAGGGGTTGATCGCGGAAGCGATGAAGCCTGTGCTGGCCGGTCTCGAAGCACTGAAGCCGCCTGAGAACGACGGCGACGATGACGGAAAGGGCAAGGACCCCGATCCGAACACCGTCTCTCTCTCGAAGGAGCAGATGGCCAAGTTCCAGGCCGAGCGCAAGCGCCACAACGCCGAGATGGAGTCCCGCAAGGAACGCGCCATCACGGCTTGCCAGGACACCGCGCTCTACACCCATGAGCAGGTCGCGCTGATGCGGAAGCAGCCCCACGAGAACATCGCCCTTCTCGAGATGCTGGCTGCCGCTCACGCCTCGAACGGCGTCTACACGCCGCCTCAGGGCCTGCACATCACTGGCCAGGACGGCTACGGCTCCATGCCGAACGCCCTGTCCCGTCCGACGAAGGAGGACTAGATGACCAACCAGTCCTACATCCTCCAGGGCGGGGCCGACCCGACCATCATCGACGAGTTCACCGCAGGCGCGGACGGGCTCCAACCGGGCGATTTCGTTCAGTTGGGCACCAACGGCCAATGGACGGCTCCGGGCAACGAGGACGACATCCTCCAACTCGCGGGCGTCGTCCAGCCCGACGTGTTCGCTGGCCGCACCAGTTACGACAACGGCTCCAAGATTCGCGTCTGGGTGCCGGAGCCCGGCGACGTCGGCCTGGTCAACATCAACGCCAACGCGAACCTGGGCGTGGGCACGCCGCTTGAGACCGCTGGCAGCGGCAACCTGAAGGGTGCTGCCAACGGCTCGGTATCCGGCACGACCGTTGCTCAGCTTGCCGAGCCCCACGCCTCGGGCGCGCGTCCCACCGCTCGCAGGGTCTACTTTGTGGACAGGAGCTAGAAGTCATGGATCTCTCAGTCAAGCTTTCCACCCCCGAGAGTTCCGACCTTCACGGTTTCATCGGCGCGATCAAGCGCACGAGTGCCTACAAGCGCGGGGCCTACGACGAGATCACCGGCGAGTTGTACAAGGCCGCCGGCCTGCCGCAGGACGCGATGAAGGTCGTGTCCCGAGTCGTGCAGGAGGAAGGTCGCCGGATCGCCCCGTTCGCGGTCGGACTCCCGGACATGCCCGTGGACGACCCTCTCGGTCGGTTCCTCGTCGAGCAGAACCAGGTGTCGGACAACAGCAAGGTCAGCGTGTCGCTCGACGGCACGGAACGAACCGACGCTGTGACGCCGGACTTCAAGCTCCAGACGTTCCCGCTGCCGATCATCCATGCCAACGTCTCTCTGCCCGAGCGTGTGCGCCGGGCCGGCGGCGTCGCCAACCTGGAGGGCATTGCCGTCCGCAACCAGGTGGTCGGCGTCCTCGAAGAGATCGAGAACCTGTGCACGGTCGGCGGCGAGGTCGGAGGCCAGACCATCTTCGGCGTGTTCTCTGACGATGCCCCGGGCGTCATCGAGCAGACGATCACGGCGAACAACAAGTGGGACTCCACGAACGCGGCCAACACCGGCAAGAACAAGCAGACCCAGTTGCGGAACGCGACGAAGGCTCTGCGCGGCCAGCGCAAGCGTGGCCCCTACGCCGTCTACATGCGGTCGGACATCTTCGACGACCTCGGCGACGACTACAGCGACCAGTACCCGCGCACGGTGCTGTCCCGGTTGCTGGAACTGTCCGGCGTCCAGTCGATCGAGCCGTCCGACTTCATCCCCGCTGACCAGGACGTCATCGTCCGCGACACTGCGGCGACGACCATGCAGCTGATGAACGGCATCGGCACGACCGTTGTGCCGTACACGAGCCCGGATGGGATGACGCTGCACTGGAAGGTGTTCGCGGTTGCGGCTCCCGCAATCCACAGCACCTACGCGGGCCGAGCCGGTATCGTCATCCAGAACTGATCCTCAGCTTGGCGGACATGGAGCCCCGGCGCTGAAAGGCGTCGGGGTTTCGTGCGTTAGACTGAGCGCATGGCGCGAGCATCCTTGCTGTCGAGGCTGACTGGACGAACCGCTCTCGCTCAGCAGGTAGAGCAGCTGGCGAAGCTTCAGGAGGCCAGTCGAGAAGACTTCCGGCTGTTCGTCCGTGAGATTCGCGAGCGCAAGAAGCTGGACGAGTCTCTTGGCTATGACGATGAGGTCAAGCCCGAGGACATGCGCCGCGAGTACAACCGCGGCGGCCTGGTCTCTTCCCTGGTCGAGGCCCGTCCCGACTCGACGTGGAACGGCGAAAGCATCCTCACTCGTGACGGGGCTCCATCCGATGAACTGAACGACCTGGCGCGTCGCTATCGCCTGTGGACGACGATGACGCAAGCGGACCTTCAGGCAGAGATCACCGGCTACTCGGTGGTGGTTTTGACCGGGCCGAACCTTCGTGCTCGTCCGGCTCCCGTTGAAGCCAGGACGATGCCGTTGAAGGTGTGGGGAGCGGACCGCATCACATGGAACGAGAGCGATCTGGGGCCTGATGGCCGGCCTGCCGTGTACCAGCTCAACGGCGTAGGCAATCAGACCGAGGTCAATGCCGACAGGTGCCTGCACTTTGCCGACACGCGCTACAGCGAGTCGATCCTGGTGGGCAACCCTCGGTTGCGCCGCAACTGGAACCTCATCTGCGATGCGAAGAAGGCCATCGGCGGCGGTGCCGAGGCTTTCCTTCAGGCGGTCAAGCCACAGTACTCGGCCAACTACACCGACATTGCGCCGACCGAAGCCGAACTGAAGGCCGACGAGGAGCGCATCGAGGACTTCATCGAAGGCCGGAAGCGGTTCGTCCAAGCCGGTATCGCCGAGCTTCAGCGTGTCGCTCCGGTGCCCGTGGACTTCTCGGCCAACGGCCAGTTCATGCTGATGGCCCTGGCCGCCGCGTTCAGGGTTCCCCTCTCGGACTTCAGCGGCGAAGCGCTGGTTTCGCACAGTGCGAGCACGAACCTGTTGTCCTGGCACGGCCGCATCAACGAGCGGCGCTGGTACATCGAGCGGGAGCTGATTTCTCCCCTGGTGGTCTGGTTCGAGAGCGTCCTTGCCGGTCGCGGCGGCAACCGCGGGTATGAGGACGAAGCCCGAATCGGCGTCGAGTGGCCTCCCTGGCCGGAGGAACAGGAACAGGACATGAGCGAAGCGGTCGATGACGTCGATGACGCCGCCGAGGAAGAGGACGAAGGCGAGAACGACGAGAACGGCGAAGACGCTGACGAGGACGACGAGTAATGGCGAGCCTGATCCAGATCTACACGGTTCGGTTGCTCACCGGGGACCTGGACGTTCCCTACACCCTCGGCGACCGTGAAGTCGGTGTCCAGATCGACCGCTACGGGAACCTGTACGCGGCCGCCGCCGAGACGATGGTGCTGATGCAGAAGCTGTCGACCGAGGACTACGGCGCACCCTGGCAGGCGGAAATCAAGAGGCTTCGAGCTTTTGTCGCACTCGGACGGGATGCGCCTCTGGCCCCTGGCATCCCTGACGTCGACCTTCAGCCCTCGGAACCCACACAGCCCGACCATCAGGCCCGGCAGTACCTGTTCGTCCAGTCGGCAATCGCAGTGCCGGTGGCAGCCGACTTCCTCGGCTCATCGGCGACCTTCAGCGACACGGAAGTAGTCCAGATCCCGCAGTTCAGCGGGCCCCACTTCGTGCTGCTGGCTCGGCCCGTATCGCTGGGAGACCTGAACGAGTTCGACAACGGCTTCAACCAGGCAGCCGGCTTCGAGAAGATTCAGGACCTCACGATCGCTGGAGTCGTGTGCCAGGTGTACCGGACGACCGAAGCGTGGTTCGACGTGAACGCGGGCACGAAGGCGACGACCGGATGAGTGGCCGGTATCCCACCGAGATCATCCTTCTCCAGCCGGCGAAGGGCCAGAGAGGCGAGCAGCTTGCTCCCGTGCGGTTCTCGGTCATGGGCCGGCTGGTGCGTTCCGGTGCAAGGCGGCAGCAGATCGACGCCACCGACACGGTGCCGGATGCCCGGGTCTACGAGGTCTACAACCCTCCGGTCGCTGCCGGCAGCCTGTGGAGCGCCGAAGTGGACGGCCGCTCCTGGGCCATCGAGTCACTGGACCCTGTGAGGAACAAGCGCAAGGTCTTCCGTCTTTCCCTGACGACGACGGAGCCGACCGGCGACGAGCGGACGGCGGAGGAAATCGGTCAGACCGGCCTGCCGCTGTTTCCTGGGACAGCGGGTGAAGGCGTCATCTTCGATCGCCTGGGCAACCTGATTCCGTCGCCCGTGGTCCAGGTAGCCGGCCGCGCGACCTACTACTTCTTCGAGAAGCGTTCGCTGACGCTTGAAGAGTTCGAGGACCGCGAGATCCTGGCCACGGATGCCGGGCCTGTCTTCACGCTCCTGGCGGACATGACGTTCGAGGGCGGCATCCTTGCCGACGAGCCGTTCGTCACCAAGTACGAGGGCAGCTTCGACATCGAGCCGCTCGATGACGGCAGCATTCGTTTCATCCTCACGAGCGTCCACACGTTCGGCAACGGCCAGAAGTTGTCGAGTACCAGGACGCTGACGGAGAGGACGAACGGCTCCCGTGTTCACACGGTGCCGATGTCCATCTTCGACTCGATCTCGCTGGTGCAGAAGGGCACGATCAAGGACGATGCCGGCGAAGACCTGGTTGTAGACGACGCGCTGCTTGCGGCTCCAGTGGACATCTCGATCACGCTCCAGATCGTCCCGTACAACCGCAGGAACGTAGCCAGGAAGACGAACGAGATCTCGATTGCGGACGCGGACAACCTGGCCGTCTCCTGGTGGCAGCTTGCGCCTTCGCTGGGTGCTGGCGGCGTCGTACCGGGTCCCACTGGCCCGCAGGGTCCTGCCGGTCCTCAAGGCCAGCGTGGTCCCGCTGGTCCTCAGGGAGTCATGGGTGCACAGGGCGATCAGGGTCCTGCTGGAGCCGATGGAGCCGACGGCGCGGAAGGTCCTCGAGGGCCGGCCGGTCCGCAGGGTCCACAAGGCGACAAGGGCGACAGGGGCGAGCAGGGTCCGCAGGGCGTCCCTGGCAGCGGTGAAGCCGGTCAGCCCGGGCTACAGGGTCCGAAGGGCGACCCAGGCGATCAGGGGCCGCGAGGTCTTCAGGGTGAGCAGGGCGAGCAGGGAGACCCCGGACCACGGGGTGTTCAGGGCGAACGTGGCCCGGCTGGTCCAGAGGGTCCTGCCGGTCCGCAGGGTATCCAGGGCATGAAGGGCGACCAGGGCGACGTCGGCCCCGCTGGTCCGCAAGGGCCGCAGGGCGATCCGGCGACGCTTGGTGCCGGCTCGATCACCAGCCGCAATCTCGACGCCGACTTGCAGCGCCGGCTGTTCGTACAGTTGGATGCAGCCGCGCAAACAGTCCAGGCGGGCAGACCAGTAGTCGTAAGTACGACCGGCCTTGTGCCCGGGTTCATCGGATTTGGAGGTCTGGAGACCCGCTTGCAGGTGCGTCTGGTTCCCATAGACGCGGACAGCAAGGGCCAGTTTCTGCGTTCGCTGGGTGACAGGTTCGGCATGTCCGAGTGGGCCGATCTCCCCGAACCCGCGGACGGCTCGATCACGCTGGACAAGCTCGCTGCCGCCGTGGCGGCGCGTCTGCTGCCGTTGATCACAGGCACGGACGCGCAGAAGAGCAAGGTGCTGGGTACGACGGCGGCGGGCACAGGCTACGAGCTTGTCGATCCGCCATCGGCAGTTCGCGTGGTCACTCTCGAGTCACTGGCGCGGCCGCGTCCAATGCCCGCTCAGACCCTGAACTTCGTTGCTGGCACGTTTCCTGGTTTCATCGTCGGCGGGGCGACGCTCAAGGTTGGCAACCAAGTGATCGCAGCCGACGAGGTGGCGTCCGCTAGTGGGTGGCGTCAGTTCGTGAGGGGCAGTCAGGCGATCAACATTGTTCCCCAAGGCATTGCAAGGGAGCAGTTCTTGCGACTCAATGTCAGAGATGATGGAGGCGGCACGTTGGAGACGACCGGCTCGAGTATCCCCGGCGTACTGATTCCGTCCTACACAGTGACGTTCGAGTATCTCCCGTCGCCGTCATGAACCCCGTTGACATCCTGCTCCAGGCGTGGCTCCAGACGGAGCGGCCGTCGAACTTCGGCAATGCCCCACCGTCCGAGGCCACCTTCTTCGTGCAGTCGCAGACACAGGAACGCGGTGGCGTGTCCCTCCCCTCACTGGTTGTCTTCTCTCTCGGAGGCGGCGACCAGGCAAGAGGCTCATCGGGCCGAATCACGCCGGCAGCCACCGAGAACTTCAACGTCGAGATGCGTGGGCCAGCCGAGCAGATGCGGTTCACTTCCGTCGAGTTGTACAAGCGTCTGAGGCAGATGATGGACTCGTTCAGGGTCAACCTCCTCGACACGTCCGAAGGCAGGCTGGTCGCGTGGTCACTGGCCGCCGACCTCCTGAACGCCGACATCACGGCCGCGGGCGGCAACGACGGTTTCCTGCGGCGTACCGCTCTGGTAAGTCTGAGGGTGCGATGAGGGCCGACCTGAGAATCGACGGCAGCCAGACCGCCCGGATCGAGCTGGCGGCCCTCCGGCGCGACTTCCCTCGGGAAGTCATCTCGCGGGGCACGTTCATCCTGGCCGACCGAACGGCCAACTTGGCCGCTCAGACGACGCTGTTCAATGACCGGACCGGCAACCTGCGGCGCTCGATCGGCGTCCAGCAGAGCCGTGATGTCCGGGGACGGTTCTCGGTCGGCTGGTCGGCAGTGGCCGGTGGCGCACAAGCCTTCTACGCACGGTTCCTGCTCCTGGGCACACGTTTCATCAGTCCTCGCCCGTTCCTCCAGAACGCGGCGGCAATCGTTTTCAGAACGGCTGATAGTGTCTTCACGACACTGGCGGCGAGATTCTCACGGAGGTAGTAGCTATGACCGGACAGATTGGCGGCCGACGGAGCGACGGTTTCCGTGTCTTCGTAGGCGGACGGGCAAGCGGAGTCGAGTACGTCTCCGCGAACGGCTGGCAGGATTCGACCGGCCAGCGTCAGTCACAGACCCAGCGGGACGCGAGCGGTCGCACCCGGACTCTGCTCGGCGAACAGCCGCCGACCCAGATCTCCATCGACGCCACCGCCGACCCCGGCTCCAAGAACTACAAGCGCCTGCTCGCGGCCCGTCGTTCCGGCGAGAGCATCACGCTCGAGTTCACGGCGGACGAACTGGAAGTTGCCGCCGAGACGCCGAGCAACAGCACGGCGGAGATCAGCGCCGCTGGCGTGGTCACCTTTGCCGGCGATGGCCATCCTTCGGAGATCGCTGTCGGCGACGCCCTGAAGATCGACGGCAAGACCTACCGCATCGAGTCGATCAAGCCCAAGGCTCCGTCCACGCGTGTCATGGCGAAGCTGTCGGACAACGACGTCGTGGTCGAGACGCCGGAAGGCGCTGTGACTGCCGAGCAGTACTCGGTAGTGCAGCCGGGCATGACCACGGGCGAGGTTGGCGGCAAGATCACCCAGTGCCCCTCTCTCGGCACGGTGTCGAACCAGGCTGATGCCCTGGTCACGGCAACGGTCGTGTTCGAGAGCGCCGAGACCGACATCGAGTTCACGGACGAAGCTGCCGGCTAATGGGCCTGGCGGACTACATCCCCTCCGCTGGCGAGGAAACCGTAGGCGACCTCACGATCGCGCTGCGGGTGCCGTCTCGTTCCGAGTTCGACGAGATCAAGGAGATGATGGGTTCCGAGAACGGCGAGAACGGCGTTCAGATGCGCGAGTTCATGTCGCGGCTGGTGATGATGTGTGCCCGCGATCCCGAGTGCCTGGAGCAGGAAGAGGCGCAGGTGTCCGAGCAGCAGGCATGGGGTCTTCTGGTTCAGAGCGGCATCGAGCATGAGACTTCGGCTCTCGATTCGCCGTTGGCTCTGGCTGCCATGCGAGCTTGCGGCTCAACGGGAAAAGCGCCTACGTCAACGGACGAGAAGTCGGAAACCTCGACTACGAAATCGCCGAGCGCTGCCGACTGACGCTGAGGGAGGTACAGGCCATGCCGGCTGACGAGTACGCGGCCTGGGCGTTCAGGGTCACAGAACCCAGCCTCCACGAGCGGCGTGTGCTGTCCTTGCTCGCGGGTCAGCGCGCGGACCTGCACAACATCTACCGGAAGCAGGGGGCGGCGACGGTCTCTCCCGAGACGTTCGCGCCGTACCTGAAGGAAGAGCGGCCCGAAGAGACGGAAGACGAGAAGCGCGACCGTCTCCTGGCTGAGCGTCGCGCAATGAGGGGTCAGTAGTGCCTCTAGCCCAGTACCAGGTCGACTTCGTTGCCCAGGACCGCGACTTCATTCAGGGAACGCGGCGTGTCGAGAATGCGCTTCAGGACCTGGACCAGCAGGCGATGTCGGCGCAGGGGACGTTCCGTCGCATCGGCCAGGGCTCCGACGAGACGATTCAGCGGTTCTCCCGCCTTGAGCGGGGCATCGAGGAACTGAACCGCGAGTTCAGGGATGACTCGAGCCGCGACTTCTCTCGCAACCTGGATTCGGCCACTGATTCGACGCGGCGGTTCAACCGCGAGATCGGCGACGATCGCATCGAGGACTTCAGCGGCAACCTCCAGGACATTGCCGAGTCGGCGGAGACGGCCGAGTCCGGCCTGTCAGGGTCCGCTGACGCGCTTCAGGAGTTGACGGGCACCTTCGAGGCGGCTGGAGGCCCACTGGGCCGTTACGCGGGCGTTGTCGGCGCATTGGTCGCCAACGTGAGCGTCCTGGCCACTGGCCTTGCCAGCATCACGACGGTGAGCAGAACCGGCTCCGAGTCCTTGCGCCAGCAGGCCGATCAGATCGCTCGACTGAACAATGTCCTGGAGGCTGACGCCACTGTCGGTTTCCGCGGCGCATTCGAGGGCATCACTTCGGGTGCCGGCGCTGCGGACAGGGCCATTGTCAACGCGACGGGTTCCACCAACGCTTTCAGGCAGGCGCTGAGCACGGCAGGGGACCAGTTCGGAGGCTTGCTTGCCGCCGCTCGTCCTGTGGCCCCTCTTCTGGCCGGCGTGTTCGCGGTGACGGCCGTTGCTGCCTGGACGGTTGCCGTCGTCCGGGCAACTCAGCGCTTCCGCGAGTGGAGCCGTGAGATGCGTCAGAGCGCGGGTGTCGCCGACATCCTCGTCAGCCGCCTGAACCAGTTGAGCGCGATCCTTCAGCCTTTCGGCATCCAGACGGAGCAGATCGCCGACATCATCAACGACATCACCGAGCGGGCTCAGGACGCCGCGATCAACGGCGGTGCGATGGCCGAGGCCTTCGACCTTCTCGGCGTCAACGTCGAGCGGTTCATCCAGTTGCAGCCGGAAGAGCGGTTGCAAGCGCTGGCGATCGCCCTTGAACGTGCGGACCGCACGAGTCAGCAGTTCGCGGCGAACGAACTTGGCGAGCCGGTGCTCCAGTTGCTGTCGGCGATTCGGCAGGGCGGTCTCGACGACATCCTGTCCTTGAACAACGAGTTGGGCCGTGGCGCTGCCGCCATCGACACGTTCAGTGCCTCGTCTCTGATTCTTGATCGTGCTCTGGCTCGACTGCGTACCAGTGTCCAGGAGGCTTTCGCCGCTTCGTTGTTGCAGATGTTCGGTCGCGAACTCGCGATCATCGTCAGCTTGCTCGACCGGTTCCTGGGGAGGGCGAACGAGGTAAGTGCAGCCGTGGAAGCTGCCGTGAGTCAGCCGCTTGACCCTGCCGGTCTGTCTCCCGAGACGCTCTCGAACATTGCGGCTCAGGCTGCGACGGCGACTGAGGAAGCGTTCAGCAACATCACGGTCACCATTGAGCCGGCCATCGACACGTCGTTCGTGCGGAACCAGACCGGCCTCGATCCGGTGGAGATCGTGTCGGAGTTGACTGGTCCTGACGGCCAGAACTTCAACGTCTACATGGCCGAGCAGGTAGCGGCGGCTGACCGTCAGGCGCGGATTCAGTTCGAGGCCGACTTCAGGTTCTCGCTCATGGGGTTGGAGCGGCTGCCGGACGTGATCTCGGACAGTTCCGAGGAAGTGTCGCAGTTGAACACCCGAGAGCAGCAACGGATCGCCGCCTTGACAGGCGCGTTCGCCACGTTCTTCAGCACGGCGTCTCAGGGCATCGAAAGCCTGGGCGATGCGTTCGGCGCGTTCTTGCAGAGCATCGGACAGGCTCTCATTGCCGAGGCGTCCGCGGGCTTGGTCGCCGGTCTGTTCGGCGGTTCTCGTCAGTTCGGTGGTCCTGTGGACCCGGGCCGTGCTTTCCTGGTTGGTGAGCGAGGGCCGGAACTGTTCGTGCCGACACAGACGGGCGTGATTCTTCCGACAGGCGAGGGTCTGGGTCCGACGATCACCTTCAACGTAGCCAGTGGCGTGGATGAGGGCCAGGTGCGCCGGTTCTTCCAGCAGGAGGCCTTCCCGCAGATCGAGGAACTGGTTGGCCGTGGAGCGATAGCAGCCCGATGACTTCAGTGTGGCCTGACGAAGCCTGGCTGTCGGAGTACCGCTTGCAGGTGGTGACTCCCGAGCAAGTGGTCCAGTTGCCGCTTTCGGGCGGTGTCCATGTCGTCTCTGCGGCGACTCCGCGCTGGATGCTCGAGGCGACGACTCACCCCTGGTCCGGCAACCTGCTCTCGGCCTTCATGAACGGCCTGGTGGGAGCCACGGAGACGGTCAGGTTCCCGTTGTCCGAGCCTGTGCCGGCCGATGGCTCCTGGGTGGTGAGAGGGTCGAGTCTGACGCCGCTGACTTGCCGTGTACGCATCAGCGAGCGCAGCCAGATCGCGAACCCGGCCGTGGGCCAGTACGTGCGTGTCGGCGACTCGTCCGAGGACGACGACAACAGGCGGCTGTACCAGGTGGTCGCGGTCAGCGGCAACGACCTTGATCTTGCTCCTCGCCGGTTGCCTCCCGAGGGCACTGACTCTCTGGTGCCGGGCGATCGCGTGAGTGTCCGTCTGGCCGATCCCGTGAACGCAGTTTGGGGCCGCCGTGTGGTCGGCGAGAAACCCTTGTATCTTGGAACGACTCTTCTCTTCGTGGAGGTCTAGCTATGCCCGTACTCACAGCCGCCTTGAACCGCATGGTCGACGAACTGTTCGCCGGAGCCCGTCAGGTGTCCTTGCACACCGGCGATCCTGGAACGACCGGGGCCAACGAGGTCTCGACGTCCAACACTGGCTACTCACGAGCCGCAATCCCTGAGGACGAGTGGAACGCTGCCTCGGCCGGTGAGGTCACGAACGACGGTGCCAAGCAGGTTGGCACTGCGACGGCCAACTGGGGTTCGATCAGTCACTACGGCATCTGGGACGGAGCCACGTTGCTGGTGACGGCCGAGTTCTCGTCGGCTACGACGGTGAACAGCGGCGACACGGTGACGATCCAGGATGAAGGCGTCGGCGTCACGCTGAGCAGCAGCTAAGGGGGTTCCGCCGATGGCGGACTTGACTCTAGGTAGCGCCCGGGCTGAGTTTGCGCTGACCAGCGGCAACATTCGCGGCCATGGCATTTTCAACTGGCGGGGGCTTGATCTCAGTTTTGACGGCCTGACGATCTCGCGGGTTTCTCTACGATCTGCGATCGGAGATCCTCCTGATGGGTCCCTCCTACTGACGAAATCTT